AAAGTGGCGTCAATCAAAGGCAACGATTCCAGATAGCAGTTAGTCAAAGTAAATTTAGGCGCCGTAGCCGATGGGGTTGCAAGGCCAGCTGCCGTCGGTGAAATTGTTACGGTTGTCTGGGTTCCGACAAGGGCCGCCAAAGTTGCGTAAGTTTCCGTGGCTGCAAAAGAATCGTACAGCGTCACCTCAAAAGTATTCATAGTGGTTCCTGCTACGAAAAAGTTGTCTGTAGAACCAAAAGCGCTTGAGGTTTGCGCTTGTGTAACAGCGGTGAGGGTGGCGCTAGTGCATTGGTCCGTAAGGTTAACGGAGTTAATAGTAAGCGCTGGGTTTGAAAGGTATGTCGAAGTTGCCATGGCGGTTATTCCTTTGTTTCGTCTGTAGTAGTTTTAGCAGATTTGTTGGCGCCTGTGTCCTCAGCAATAAAGCCGTATTCTAAAAGCGCCTCAATGTTTGTGTATTCGGGAGGCGTGAATTCGTCCCCGATAACACCTATACGGTGACTCAAAATTTTGTATGTCATGGTTATACTCCTTGTGCTTGCATGTCTTTGGAGAAATCGTATGAGGCGAACGTCTGCACACCTACTTGCACATAGCCTGGGCGCCCAGACTTGACAGCCACATCACTTGCGAGAAGCAACGCACACATGCTTAAAACATTGCGTAAGCCGTCCAAGTTGCCTGGCCCTAATGTTATTACCTTTACGCTAAAACTCATCTTAGCGATAGTGCTAGAGAGTGCTTCAAAATCGGGTGCGTCAATAAATGCACAAGGCGGGTTTATAGCTTCAGGGTTAAAGACAACTCGAAGCCCAGTGACAGCTGTAAGAGTCGCCGCTAAGTCGTCTATGGCCTCATTGAAAAGGTCCGTATATACAGTCATTACGCCACCGCTGGTCGAGGGATACCGGCCAACTGTTTAATAAGTGGGCTAAGGCCAGTGGACATTGCTTGGCCCATGTCTCCGAAACTTGCAAAATTATCTAAGGCGCCACGCTGTCTATACAAGGCCCCAGCAAACATCGTCGTAGCTAAACCCACGCTTGTATTTGGTGCGGTAATAGCACTGTCTGTGTACCCCGCCTCTTGCCTGCGTTGAAACATAAAGTTTGAGGCGGCACTAGCGCATTGTTGCAAAAACGCTGTTTCGTCTACTCCAGCTAAAGAAATTCCTAACCATGTACCAACGGCGGGTCCTAATATCCAGGTACAAGTTTCCGTATATTGCAGCTGCCCTTGTGGGATTGCAGCGCTGCGCTCAAGGTTGTCGCCGACGTTGTAAAACAACACTTGGTTAGGTATCGGATAGTCCGTATCGTAAATAGGGTCCCCTGCACTGTTGACACCTAGAAACAGATAAGACGGCAAATCGTAAACGGTTTGACTGCCGTTAAGGCTGTGGCCTAAGCCTGCCAAAACGAAACCTACGCCGATGTCAATGTCGGGTTCCGTTAAGGTTTGTACAACGGCGTAGTCGTCTATGCGTTGATGAAAAGTTACTGCGTAGTTAGCCATGGCGCCAAACGCCTTTCGACTAAGCCTGGGTGATTTTTTGAATCATGCTTGAGTTAGCAGCAAACGTTGCAGCGTAACCGTAAACAGTCATTGTGCGAGAGACAGTAGACGGAACCTCAACGGATAGCAGGCCCTCATCTTGGCGGTAAATCTCAAAAGCATTGCTGTTAAAAATGACCATGGTTTTTGCGGCCAATTTGTTATCAACGATGATTTGCAAACCAAGTGGGTTGCTACCAGACCATGAAGCAGCGGAACCTGCACCCAAACTGTTTTGACCATTAAGGCCAGGTGCGCCGATAGCAGGAAAAATTGGTCTGTTTGTTGTGTCCGTTAATTGTCCCATCAATCCCCATGTGGCAGGGTCGACAGCGATATGAGTAGGCAAGAAGTTTGTTGCGGCAGAGGTGACAACGGCAGCGTCGTAGATTGACTTCATTAAGTCGGCAACGCTGAGGTCCCAGACGCCAGCCGATGTTGCAGCTGCCAAAAGGTTTGTACAAGCGTAACCGTCAATAGCGGTCAAATATTGTCCTGCGAGGTCTTGCATGATTACCGCCATTGCTGCGGGGTCACTCATAGAAATTGCTTGGTAAGACAAACTGGCGCTACCTGCAAAAGTGACTTTAGAAACGGTGTTTGCTGCAATCACAGAAGTTGTCGAGGACACGGCGTCAAACTGATTTGACTGCTGGGCCACAGTCGGATGAGTAGTCCAAGTAGGGCGAAAAAAGCTGGTTCCCATTCCGCCGCCAGGCATGGCCCTTGTCCCGACAGCACTGAGTAGCGGGGCAATGTAGTTAATGTTTGCAAAGGTGGGTCCAAGAATTTCTTTCGGAACCAATCCAGCGACATTACTGCTGGTTGTATCTGCAAATTCTAAGTCCGATTTGTGGTAGGCCCGATAGTCGGCCCAAACCTTATTGGCGTTAGCGGCTTCGATTCCGCCTTTGTGCATAGCCACCAAGAATTCGGCGGCGTTTGGTAGGCGTGGTTCACGCTTTGCCTGGGCAAAAATGGGGGCGGTTGGCACGTGTACTTCGGCTTCGATTTCCATGGGGGTTTCCTTTTCGGTTTCGGTTTCGGCTTCTGTTTCAGGTTCCGTGTCAGGTTCAGACGCTGCAACTTTTGTTATGGTAGCACCGCTATAAGCCCCAATGGGGACGATAGACAGCTCTACCCATTCACCCTTTAGGACAGTCATATTGCCTTTGTCGTCATACTTAAATTCAATAGGGTTTACGCCTACTGACACGCTGTCTAGTACGCCGTCTGCAGCAAGCACTAAAGCTTCGTCGCCTGCACGGGTGTTAGATACGGTGGCTGTAAAGTACATGGCCTCCGGACTATCTACCCTTTCGCTAACAATCCCCACGGCCTGCGTTGAGTCGTGGTACATATAAAGCTTTGGTGCTTTGCCCTCCATTGGCAAACTGCCTGGCGCAAACTGCACTTGAGTTCCATCGCTAACAGTGGCGTACACGTTGTATGGCACAGCCACGCCAGTAATGGTGCGTCGAGGCAAACCGTCTGGGCCTGCGGCGTCAACGCTAAAAGTGTTGGAAGTAAATTTAATCATGATGCTAATTCCTCTTGTGTGTTCTCTTGTGGTTGGTCCATTGGTCTAACTGCTTCGTCCATTAAGTATTCGTCAATATCCCATTTACAATATGTGCCACGGGGTAACTGTTGGCTTAAAGCGTCCGCTATAGATTTTCCGTACATGGATAATCCAAATGTCCAAAGGTCACTTTTTGCGCTGCTGCTATTGACATATGCGTAACTACCCGTGCTAGCGCCCAGCAGATAAGGCGGCACATTACACAAGTTAGCAATCTCTTTTGTTTGATATTCGGCAGCGTCAATCAAAAGCATTTTGTCAGGTGTGGCTGTCGTTTCTGTGTACGTCAAAAATTCGTTTAATGCTGCCGTCTGGTTAGTCATTCTTGCCTGGTTAAACGATTCCGCAAGGGCCGCTAATTCGGTTGCGCTTAGAGGCTCACCCCCCGTCTGTCGAAGCAGTCCCGCCGGAATAAGACTTGTGGCATTCCTCTCACGGGAAGCCGAAAGTTTAAGCGCCGTATTTATTGTTTGTTCAGACATAAAAAGCATGCCTTGTGTCGGACTGTAAATCTGTACAACATCGGCAGGGTCTATAGCGCCACCGTTAAAATAGATTTCTTTGCTTTTACCAAACCATACGGGGCCGTTAGCGTCAGGCGTAGAAATACTGCCCTGGGGCAAACGGGTTGCGGACGCCATATATCCGTCTTTAGTGCGGGAAGTAATAAAAAGAAAACTACGCCCAAAGAAAAATAAGTCGTCAAATACCCACGGAAATAGGAATGAGTTAGGCATTTCGGGGTCAAGCTGACGCAACCAGCTTCGAGGCGCCAAAGGCACTTCCTCCATTTCCTCACCATTCCACATTTCGGAACACATCTTTAATTCCATAGACGCCAACACGGACGCCATGAGGTCACGGCTTCGAGAGATAGCAGCCACACTCATTGCACGGTTACGCAATGCGCCAGCCTGGTAACTCCACCAATCACCAATAAGGTTTGGGCCTGCAACCTGCGACGAATAGTAGGCGCCACCAACAGCAGCTGCGGTTACTTCAGGCTGTGGGCTGATAGCCGCCTTAGTTACTTTGCTGTTGAAAATTCCCATGTTGGTTTCCTTTGCGGGGTGTGTCCCTGCCCAGCCCGACGCCAGGCAAGGACTGTGGCAACTTTAGCCCAACAGAAACCTATGGTGTCCGTGATACAGCAAACATAGGTTTACCTACAACTTTAGGCCGTGACGATTCCGCTATTGCCCAAACCATGCACCGTGCCAACTCAATCGGCCCAGGCGATTTTTGCGACGAGAGGACAACACCGGAACCAGTCTTGGTTAGGACAGCACGGTTGACATGTTCCGCCAACGCCAATTCGCCACGGTGACGTACTTTGCCCTCAACAATCATTTTTTGAATTAGCCCAGAATATTTAAGCAACTCGCCGTAACCAATCGTGTTAGTACGCCTCTCCAAAATTGTTGGCAAATGCAAATGTAGCGACGGTGTAATAACTAGGGCCGTACTGGGGTCTGACATGACACGCCCAATTTCTGCCCAGCATGCGTCCTCCGTATCCACCATAAATTCAACTATCACATGCGCTCTAGATTCGTGGACAACAGACCTCACGCCCACATATCGTCCGTCTGCAAGGTCCGTGTCAACGGCTAACACACCGCCAGACGGCATAGGCAAATCTGTTAACTGTTTGTCCCACAGTCCAACAGGTAGCCAAGCGCCCCTAGCAGACACCCACAAATTAAGGTGCGCCCGTAGGAAGCTGTCTTTTTTAGATACGGCCCGCAACGCCTCAACCGTCACCGTTACACCCATAGCAGGATTAGCCGCCAACCAATTTTTTTCTAGTCGAGGGTCCGCCCCTGGCGCCATGCTGTATTCCGCAAAATAGGTTTGTCCGGTATTACCCGTGTCTATTTCCGCTATCGCCGTTTCCCTCATCTGAATCATGCACACGCTGGATTCGTCCCCAGCTGTAGACCACATAGACAACATAGGATTTTGCCTGGCAATCTGACTAGGCCGTAAAGCCGTGTCTACAACCTCGCTACTGATGTTCCACAATTCGTCAATAACGATGAGGTCATGAGAACCGCCATGCAAATTAGGTGTCGCCGCCCTAACTTCCCACGTAGACCCGTCAGGCATTTTGACAGACTTACGGCCCATAGCATTAGCCGCCTTACCTCCAAATTTGTCAACCAAAATAGGGGCAATCAAACCAAAGATAGATTCGGCCCTATCCAATTTGTTAGCAACCGAAAGCACACTCTGAGGCTTCCCTCGCAATTTTGCAAAATCCGTAATCCACCAACCAATCAACGGACACAAACCGCCCTGCGACTTTCCATTTTGTCTAGCCGTAGATACCAGCGCTTCTCGAAACTGCAATGCGCCAGAATCATCGTGGGCCAGCTGTCCACAAAGCACGTGTTTCTGCCAATCCATAAGCGTTAAACCCATATGAGTTTCCGCCCAGGCTGCAACACCCAAACCGTACGTCTGCTGGTTCACACCCACCGTTTCTAATCTGGGCAAATACCCCACTACCTGCGCCGATTCCGTTTGATTCCCGCCAGTTTCCCCCAAAATGTTTACTTCGGA